TTAAATTGCCGGGCAATCATCGTTTCCCACCCTGTTAAGACTATGCGTTAGCACGCCAAAAACCTCTACGTCATCCAGCGCATCGCCTTCTATCGCTTCACCATCTTCAGTTATCAATGCCGACCCGTAGAGCTTTGCAAACTCGTTCCTATTTTCCATTCTTACAAGTAGCGTATCTCCCTGCTCTGGCCTCATGGAAACGTTAATTACAGCCCATCCGCATGATGTTTCTATTACCCTGCAGTTCCCATCAATTCCGCATAACAGATCTATGGTTAACCGCTGTTCCTGGTAATCCATTGCTGGTGAAGGAAAGCCCATCAGAATACCCTCCCCATATTACGCAAGATCCAGTAACGGTTATCACTGCCGTCCGTCGTCTTATCAGCAAAATCTGGCTGGTATCTCTCAATCCACGCGTTAGCGTCTGCTTGGCTGAAATGCCAACTCTTCTCTCGCAACTTATTGATGAATTTATTTGTATTGAGACAAAGGTAACCCTTTGGATTCTGTTCTATAGAGGCTAAAAAAGCTGCATGAATATCTGATTTACGAGGCATAAGTATAGCCCTCATGACACTATTGACTGTATGTATATACAGTAGTATTTTTATTTGCAGAGATCAAGTAAGCGAGAGGGATGGTTATGTTCGTTGAACTAGTTTATGACAAGCGTAATGTTGAGGGGCTCGTAGGGGCCAGAGAGATCATTCTGGCCGAGCTGACGAAGCGGGTGCACCAGATTTTCCCTTATGCCGAAGTGAAGGTGAAACCGATGCAGGCAAACGCCCTGAATAGCGATGCCAGCAAAAGCGATCGGGAAAAACTAAACCGCATGCTGGAGGAAATGTTTGAAGACTCAGATATGTGGCTGGTTTCAGAGTTCCCTAATGTTCGCCAAGTTGGCCTGTAAATCTTGTTCGGGTAATATTCCCGACGTTTGCTCGGGCATGAACGCTGGGCAACCAGCCGCCACCCGTTCTTGCATACGACCGGTAGCGGCTTCTTCAGTTTCCTAATTGCAGACTTTCAACCTTGCGATTTAACTCCTTGATTGCCTGAAGGCATAGCGCGATGACACCAGAATATTCCACTGTGTAGCTGCGCTTACTATCATCTCTTTTTCTTGTCAGCTGCTGGGTGATTGTCACCTCACCAACATCATTAATCTCTTCAACTGATTCATACTGATCATGATCTTCAAATACTGACCCGACAGCCTCCGGCAGAACTTTGATGAGTTCCTGGGCAATAACCCCAGCAGATGGGAGGCCGCTATCCTTCCAGTTGAATGTTACCCCGTCTAAAGCCATAACTTTTTCAAGAGCCCCCTCAATGGGCTTGATATCGTCTTTTTTATCGGCGTCTGAAGTCTGGGTCAGCGATACGCAGGTGATATTTCCAGGAGTGGTAAATCTGTCCCCCCGCATTGAGAAATATTTTTCTGTTCCGGGTTTGGCTGCCTGGGTTGTGACAAATACCAGATCACCAAAATTTTCGCAGAAGGAGTAGGACATAGTATCCAGGGAGCCCGGATACTTGAACGCAAACACTCCGAAACTACTGGATTGAGTAATGACATTTACTGCACCAGTGGCATTTAACGAAGATGAAATCGTGCCTCCTGATTTTCCGTCAACAGAATTAAGGCGCGAGTCATCGCCGGCGGCGACCGTTCCCGCCGCTGCGCCGACGTTCCTCGTAGCGCTGTTTCCTAAACCTAGGTTTGTGCGAGCGCCTGATGCGGTTGTCGAACCGGTACCGCCCTGTGCTACAGATAGCGCTGTAGTGAGTCCGCTGAGAGAGGTGATGTCGCTGTTTTCACCTTTTGCCGCCTTTCCTGAAAGTGATGTCGTAATGCTATTCCAGGCTGGGCCCGTCCATGTCGTTCCATCCGGCAGGGTTACCGTTACATTTCCAGTTCCGGAAAAAATGCTTTGCCAGTTCTGTTTATCGTAATTAAGTCCACGCAGCGCTTCAGCACTTTGCGCCACCAGCGCGGCAGTAACCATGTTCAGCGCCACACGGGGAACCGCTGACCAGGCCGCCCCGGCTTGAGTAGGTCCAGTAAAGTTGCTGACCAGCGTAAGTTGCGCATTACTCTCTACCGATTTTACGGGCAATGTATACGACACGCCGCCCACAGTAGAGACAATAAAGTCACCTGCTGCGAGTTCGGTTGCGAATGAGGTTCCGGTACCGCCAACAATAGCGGACCCATTTGTCAGGGTGATAGTTCCTGCAGACATATGCGCTCCTTTCGGGCAATAAAAAACCCCGCCGGAGCGAGGTCAAATTTTTGAGGATAAAAACCCTTTTGTGTTTGAGAAAAAACACATCATTAGATTAAAATTCACCCATAACAACAAAAGGGAATTACATGAAAACTCGTCTTTTACTCACAGCCATTACATTTTTTATGTTTGGCTGCTCTGGCCATGAAAGAGAATATAATTTCAAAATGGATTACCCAGTTGATGCAGCACGCTTATCACTTGGTGGTGATATTCACGTCAACATCGACTGTGTAAAAAGGAAAGTTAACGTTATTTCAGATAGCAGCAATGGTATTTTTAGCCGTCATGTTAATAAGCGACTGAGTAATATTTGCTATAAAAAAGCAGATAATTTTGATGTTGTGTACAGGTTCGAGCCAGCGAAGGGGGTTAGGCAAAACATGATCGCTACGCATTATCCCCGCGTTCCACCTGCATCAAATGCCGACAAACTGAGCGATGGGGATTCGTAACCCACGCCCCTGAAGGGTCTGGCTCCAGCTGCGCTGATTTTTTGAGATGTATCGGCCCTGCAGCTGCGTGCCAGTCCACTTCAGAGCAATGCCTGAGTAACCTGTTACCCCTCCATCATCACTGAGGTTTCCTGGGCAGTTATTCACCAGAATCCACGGGGTAAAGCTCAGGTTTAACACAAAGGTATTGTTCTGAAGATCATAGTTTGCCGGGACGTCAAAGAAGCCAACAACCCTGGGCATTTTCGATGCTGAAGCTGCGCTCCATATGAGGTTTCCGGCGCTATCGAAAACATCCAGGTAACCGCTCTGCATTCCGATGTTTCTCGTCGTGCGGATCATGCTTCCAGCATTGTCTTCAAGAAGCTCAGCTCCGGGTAAACCATATTTGTTTACATCCAGTTTAAGCCACCGCAATGTTCCGTCATTCCAGAATTGTTGCTGGGTGTAACCCAGCGTACTTCCGTCTCCAAACGGGCTATCCACGCGGTAAAACCCTTTATCGGTAACAGCACCCAGCGAGCGCTGATCATAAAAAAGGGTGGACCTGTTTTGTGAGTCAACGAGCAACTTTCCGGCACTGTTGTAAACTTCGAATCCGCTCATTGAAAGTTATAAACCTCAACTGTGAAAGTGAATGCTGGACTACCTGTGATCGGTAAATAGAATGCAGTGAAGCCGCCATTAAAAGCGCGGCAGTAATATTCATTCGCAGTTACTCCCGTCGTTACAATCGTTATAAATGAGCCATCCTGAGTTATACCCGAAAAGTAAACGTCTTTAACCGTTTCTCCGGCAGCAAACGTCACAGAAGTGCTCCCTATATACCTGATTGCATAATCAGTTAGATCTACAGCAATACGCCCTGCACTATCCCAACATTGTAAACCCTGTGGCATTACCATAACCCCATTCTGACGCGCAGCACGTTGTTGCTGTCGTAAATCTGAATAAGAGTGCTGGATATCAACATTCTCCCCCCTCCAGCTACGCCGTTAATTTCGAACGTCCCGCTTTTATCAATTCGCCATCCCTGCGATCCTGCAACATAATTGTTGGACTGGATGAAGTTGCCAATTTTGGCATTGGTGATCGTGCCATCCTGAATAAACGCTGAGCTGATAAAGACCTGACCATTAACCACAGCGAACGGCGAATACTGGGTATCACCACTGCCACTCATCAGTACGAACTGGTTAGCGTTGAAACCTACTCGGGTAACAATCGGCTGCCCTGCCTGCGCCAGAACAGCAATCGACATCCCGGCGTTATACATGATGCCGTTTACCCTCACGCCTGCTTTGAGGGTATAAATCGCCGAAGCGCCGGAGGCATCAACGACGGCGGTAAGCTTATCCTCCAGTGCTGCAGTGACGTCCTCTATCTGCGCCTGTACCTGCGTTGACAGTTCGGCCATTGCCTTATCAACTTCAGCAATAGTCGTTTTAACAACAAGAATATCGGCGCGCACTTCCCCGTATTGTGCCCACTGGTGTTCAACTGCTCCGTGGTTCGCCAGGGCGTTCTGAAGAATTCCCTCAATGTTGGTATCGATATCACCGGTGAGGCGTTCCCCGTCGGCAGAGGTTAGAAAATCGTCTGCGATATCACCCAGATAATCATCGGCGTTATCGTTAGACATCCCTCTTATCCAGTCGGTATACCCTGACTCGTTACCCGTTCTGTCAACCAGCTGCGCGCGGTACCAGAATTCCTGCCCTGCTTTAAGGCCGAGCTGGGTGTATTCAGCAGATGGATAAGGCACGTCTGAGAGCAAGAGTGGATCTGAAAAGTCACTGTTGGCAGTGTACTGAATTTCCGTTTTTAGCGTATCGCCGGTGTTTGCCGGGAAACCCCAGTTAAGACGAATCCCCCAGTTAATGCCCGTGGCCGTGAATCCTACTGGCTTAGGTGGATTGCCAACTTTGCCGGTCAGTGTCTTCTCTTCTGAATATCCCCATCCTGAGGAAATTTCAGCGGCATTAATTGCGCGCACGCGCACCAGGTAGCGCCCCGCATAAATCCCCGGGACGTCAAATGACGTGGTGGAGCTGCGCGGCATGTTCACCCAGTTTCCGTCATTGCGGCGCCACTGCCCCTCATAGGCGATAGCGTTCTGCGCCTGGTCCCAGCTGACGCGCATCGTTTCGACGCTGATATTCTGCTGAACCACAGAAAACGAGCTGATCACGATGTTAGCTGGCGGTGACTGATTACCAGGAGGTATTACACTTATTGGCCGCTGGTCGATAATTGCGCCAGTATCGATACGGGCATATTTATCCGGATCGTGCCATGCGGCGGTGATCGAGAAGGTGCCATTATCGTTATCGGTTACGCTGACAACGCGGTACTGCTGCGCGTAGAGCTCGTCCGATTCCACCACCCAAACAGCTTCGGCCTGAGGCGTCTCACTGTATGCCGTGGTGACTGTGACTGATTCACCGTTCACGGCCTGAATGGTCCTGCTCTGCGATGCCCCGGAAGGTAAGTTGAGAATAAGGCGATCACCTGCTGCCGCATCTGCCACGCGGTCAAGTTTGATAACGCGACCGTTAACGGCGCTGATACGGCCACCCATAACCTTTCCTGAAAGCAGCTCGTCTGCCACAGCTATGATGTAGCCCGGCTGCGGAATGTTTCCGTCCAGACCGACATCAAACGAAACAACGCGATCCTTGTTGTTGGTGAGGATACCCCAGCGGCCTTTTCGGTTTGCTTCAGACTGCCTGGTACAGCCGATGGCTGTCATTTCCAGTTGATTGAAACCGTACCGCGCCACCAGCGCCTGCTCAAATACCGGCTCCATCGCGTCGGCGTAAGCATTACCGGGATCAGACCATGATACCAGCGCAGTGGTGTAGCGGCTTTTCGTGGTGCTGCTCGAATAGGTGAAGCGACCGCCAACAACGTTAGCGCGCGTGTAGCTGTAATCAACATCGCGCGGCATGTCAGCCAGGGCAACAATCTGATCCCCGCCCCAGTAGGTCATACCTCGGAAGATAGCAGCAAAATCACGCAGGACTGTGTAGGCGTCGTTACGGTCCTGGATGTACACGTTGCAGGTATAACGTGGTTCGGTACCGTTGCCCCCTTTGCCGTCTGGTACCATCTGATCGCAATACTGGGCAACCTGATACAGCGTCCATTTATCGATATTCGCAGCGGTCAAACGGTGACCGAGGCCGAACCGGTCAGAAACAACCAGATCGTAAAAAATCCACGCCGGATTATCCGTCCATGCCCACTTAAACGCACCGGTCCATGTCCCGCTGTACGTTCTTGTTTCGGGGTCATAGTTATCTGGTACACGAATAACACGCCCGCGAGGCTCGCAGGAGATCTGCGGGATAGAGCCGTTAAACTGGCTGGAATCGAATTCGATGTAGAGTAGCGCTGTGTTGGGATAGCGTAACTTGGCGTCAATCACCTCAGTGAAGCTCTGCAGCGTCATCGTGTCGCCGATCTTCGCGCTGTTGGCGTCAGAGGTAATCTTACGCAGACGGATTGTCCAGGTGCTGCCAGCCTGCGGTAAATCGATACGGTGGCTTCGCTCATAACCAGATGTCGTTTTTCCGGTCACGCTGGTATTGAGTACCGTCTGCCATGTGCCTCCGTCCGTCTGCAGGTCAATCGCATAATTGACCGAGTAACCCACCAGATCGCCGTCGTCCTCCTGCTTGAAAAGCGAGGGCCATTTAAGACGCAGGCGAACTGCTGATAGTTGAGTATTGGTAAACGTGCGCGTCCAAGCTGTAGCGCTTGATACCTCAGTTCCTACGCTGATTTCGTTTTCGGTGCCGGGAATACCCTGAATATATTTCTGCGCCTGCGTTCCCGCGCGAAACTCCCACGTTACTCCGCTGAAGTTTTGGGAACCGTCAGCATTCTCCAGGGCCGTTCCGTCCAGGTAGATATTTTTGCCGGTTAGCTGCCCTGCAAACTCCCCTTCACCAAGCGCAACGAGGATTTTTGCCTTCGCTACAGATTGCAGATCATCAGGCTGTTCGGTAGGAGTTCGGGAACTTGAGCTGCCGCCCTTGCGGCCCTTTAACACTTTTTCTGTAGCCATATTGCGCCCATAAAAAAGCCACCCGAAGGTGGCCAGAAAAAAAGGTTAGTTATCTACTGCTGATCTTCGACATAAATTCCGGCAGAAATAATCGCTCCGCCTATCTGCCGACGGCCATAAAGGAGCGGTACCGGGTAGCCTTGCGCCGCGGTGTTTGTTACACCGCCGAATGCGTATGATGCATGGTTATCTGCGCTTTGTTTGCTGGCCAGACCTGCAGGTTGAGGAGATAGCATTTGGACAACACCTCCCAGCATCATGGCTGCACCGAATTTCGCAGCCCCGTATCCCACTGCTGATAGAGTGCCACCTGAGAAATAGCCAATAGCTACCCCAACAACGACGAGCACAGCGCCAAGAATTGTCTGTAATACCCCGGCTTTTTTACTTCCTATTACAACCGGGACAATTCGAATAACTTCACCGGTTACAGGAAAACCAAAATCATCCTTTCCGATATTTTTTTTATCTTTAAAGACGGCGTAAGTCAGGCCCCTTGCTTTGCTGGTGATCAGGAATTTCTCCAGCCCGTTTATAGTTTTTGTAAGAGAGTTGATCGCCTCAGCGGTTGTGCGTATTAATCGATGGTGAACCTTTCCGTAGGTTTTACCCAAAACACCGCCGAGTTCAATTCGGGTCATGACCTCTGACATTTTCTTTCTCCATAAAAAAAGCCACCCGAAGGTGGCTTAGCATATTTTTAACTTTTCAAAGACATGATCTGGCAGCCGTAGCCCAGTGATCGTTCCATCCTTTCGCGACGGCGTAAACTTTAACATCGCTTCCGCCTGCTACTGATTTATCGATATTCACCACTGAAAGGGCCCCGAAAATATCGTCTGATGCTGTTATTTTGTAACCTGACTCAGTGGGTATGCTGGAACTTGAAGATCGAAGCTCCACCCATTTAGGGGCCAGGCATCTGTTAACCTGATCAGCACTCTTTGAAGTGTGCTCAGAAAGAATAGGCTTTTGGGATTCGAGGGAGTTTACAGAGCAGCCAGCCAAACCAATAACTAGCACCAAGAATAGCTTTTTCATTTTCATGCTCCTTTGAAATTTCATAAAGGTTAGCATAGAGATCTGTGACGTAGAATCTTCATCGTCCTTTCCTGCCAGTAGCCCCCATAGGGCACGCGCTGGCTCAAATGCCCGTACAGGTGGTGCAGCAGCATATTACCCTCTAGCAGGATTCCCGCGTGGTTCCACTTATCAGCCTGTACCTGCATGATCACCATATCGCCTGGTTTCGGTGGGCCGTCGAATTCACGGAAACCGCACTCATACCAGCAATCCTGATAGAAGTTGTCCGGATAGCTGTTTTCCCACCATGGATAATCCACCCGGTAATCGTGGAGCTCGATACCATGCGTTTGCCGGAAATAGCTCATTACCAGCCCCCAGCAGTCGAAGTGGCCAAGCACAAACGGACGCTCCAGCAGCGGCAGTTCCCCACGCGGCTGAATGGTGCGTAAATCCCCATCAGGCCAGCTCACGATGTGCCAGGGTAAAAGCGTTGCATCGCATTGCGCTTTATCCAGCTCGCTCGGCTGTGTCGTTGCATCAGGGTGACTGTGCACGATGGCGATCACCGCACCCCAGTCCTCAGCAGCTGCGTAATCTTCCGGGCAGAGGACAAAATTATCCTCCGGCTCTGTGGCAAGGTTGCGGCACGGGAAATAACGTTCAACACGGCTTTTCTGCGCCACCAAGCCGCAGCACTCGCGGGGATATTCAGCTGCAGCATGGGCCATAATCGCATCGATGGTTTTCTGACGCATATCAGCTCCTTATAAGAGATGTGCCGGGGAAGCCACCGAACGGCAGTTCGTTGCCATCTCCATGCCGGAGCTTACAGGCCGTAAGTGTGCCGGGGCATTCATCTTGCGACGGGTCGCTCACCGGGTTGTTGTTTTTGTCGAAATAGTTGGTCCCGGCATAGTCGCAGCCATCGCCGGTGCGATACTTGTTCCTAATGCACCAGGTACAGAGCGAATGCAGCTGGCGAGTCGGGATCATTTGCCCCTGCAGGTCCATCGGGCTGGATAGCGTGAACTCAACCACTTCGTTAGTTTCACTACTCTTTGCATCGATGTAGAAAACCTTCAGCTTTTCCTGGGTCGGGTCAGCTGTGGGGTTGCCGTCGGCAAAGTTAATCGCATCGAGATATTTGCCCAGCGTGTCATGGATGGTAACTTTCGCCTGCAGCATATCGTCATAAGCCAGGCAAAGGGCCGTTATGGAGCTGTCAAGGTTAGCCACCGACAATATTGGCTGCGCGCTACTTCCACTGGTAGATGCCTCGATTCCCTCAATCTGACAGGGCCAGGCTTTATACTCCTCACCCTGCCACCAGATTGATTTAGCCGGGAGATTATTTTCTTCTCCCCCTGCTGCTACAATTTCCGCCTCAGTATGGGCCAGGTTGTAGCTGTGAAATCTCAGCACCTCGCCTGTACCAAAGGCCGTTCCATCGACCTCATAAAGCCTGACTGCATCGCCGGGCTCAAGCTTCTGATAATCTGCATTGAGACTCATGGTTTGAATGCCTGTTGGAAAGTTGCGGAAAGGGAGTAGTTCTCACCGCCCATCGGTGTGGGCTTATACTCGGCACAACGATATAAGCCGAGCTGCTCAAGCGGCGGTTTCCACTGAAACGCTTTTGTACCTCCATGCCTGTCAAGAAAGGTTTTTATCGACTGAATGTATTCCTCAGTTCCAACAAAATTCATTTCCCATTGTTGGCTGCGAGGATTGATACCGTCGCCAGAAATCTGCTCGTAGCCATCCCCAAACTTAGCGCTTCTTGTCCTGAACGAAACGGTTTGCGTCGGGCTAACTCTGGGGCTCCAGGAAAAGGTTTCGATAGACATGCTTATCGGGTTCCTTTCATTGCATTCCAGATATCACCACCAGGGCGGATATCACGCATGACATTTTGCTTATATCGCTGATCGACAAAACGCCCTACATCAGCACCAAACTGTTCCAGCCCTGAGGGAGCCTGTGTGGATGTATTACCGTTTGAATCAATAGTGATATAAACCTTCGGTGCCATGTCGCCTCCCGCTCCACCACCATTAACAGCACGCACCCCAAGTGAACCATCCGCTGCACGGGTTAGCGGCATGATCGCCTCCGGTCCAGCCTCTCCCATTACTCCGGCACCTTTTGCGAAAGCAAAAAACGTAGGATTATCGACAATCTGACCGCTATAAGCGCTCAAATCTGATGAGGAATAAACGCCTCCTTTAGCGTTGAACTGGAAGTTGCTTCCATAATCGGCAATCGCGGTTCCTGAACTGGCCGCCGCACCGCTACCAACAGCACCAAATACACTCGAACCTACGCTCATGATGGAACTCAGAATCGTATTAGTTAGCAACGCCTGGGCTGCCATATCGACGAGGTTCTGAATAATCGACTGAGTCAGCGTGGAGAAAAGGTTGATCATGCCCTCTTTAAAGGTTTGTGTTTTAGTCAACAGCCCCGTCAGGACATTAGTGGTACGCTCCCGGGTAGCATCCACCAGGCCGATCGCCAGATTATTGAAGTCACTCTGTGAGCGATATAATTCCATCGCGGTCTGATACTGAGCATCAGCAGAATCTTTACTGCTCTTCTGCATCAGCATTTCGTACTGCTGCTTACTCACTGCGCCATTGCGATAATAGGTCTCGATCAGGCTTTGCTGCTGTACGAGTTGATTCCTTTGCTGGGCAAGCGGGTCAACGTCCCCGGCAAGCTCAAACCGTGGCGCTGATAGAGCATTAGCCTGGGCCTGTAGGATTTGTCGGGATGTCTCCTGTGAAAGTGTCACACGCGCAGCCATGTACTCTTTTTCAGTAAGCAAACGTGCATCAAGGAGAGATTTCAGCTCCTTACTGGCTTCCTTTTCCTGATTGATTGCCGAGCGCGCGGGTGAGTACTGCTCAGCAAGTTCTGCGCGTTGCTTCTGGTAATTCTCAGCATTCATCAGCAGCGTGTGCTGCAGGTCCTGCTCACTGACCCCATTTTTACGGGCGGCTTCTATCAGTTTTTCCTGACTGGCTTTTTCCTGAAGATCAATTTTGCCAAGGCTGGTTGCATGAGCTTCTTCTATCTCCCTGCGCAGCTGAAGGTACTGATTAACCGTTTCCTTCTTTGCCTTTTGAGTATCTTCACCGGTCCAAGGAGTAGTGACACCCTCACCGGCCTTTGCCGTCTCCGCAGAAATAGTTTTGATGTCACTAGCAAGCGATTTAGCTTGATCTGCAATCCCTGTCTGGACCAAAAATCGCGCCTTGCTGACGTTCTCGAGATTAGACTGCGTAGTTTCTAACCCCTTATTCACAGATTCGAGATCAGCTTCAGCTCGTTTTTTACTGTCTTCCACGCCTTTTTTCTGTCGGAATGGGTCAAAACCACCAAGGCTATCAAGCCTGCTGTCTGCGTCCTGAATCTCCTTGATCAGCTGATTTCGCTGGGTGACCTGATTTTCATACTGGTCTTGCAGGTCAATCTGCTTAACGGCCAGTTGTTTATCAGACATCTGCATCAGCGCAGCAGTAGTCTCAATAACAGCATCCTTGAGGTTAATTGCTGACTGCCGGGCATCCTTCGCCTGCTGATGAAAATACAGTAGCGCCGAACCTGCCAGCATTGCTGCGCCGAACGGTCCACCAACCAGTGCTAAAGCCCCGCGAGCAAGTCCAACTGCAACCGAGGCAGCCCGAGCAGATACTGAGACCTGGCGATTTGCTGCAGCCAGCTGCATTTTCGCTCGGGTTGCCAGATTCGTTTGCTCGGTTTCTTCTCGAATTAACCGGTTAAACTCCCCCTGGTAATTAACGTTCAGGCCTTGTTGCCTGGCGGTCTTCTCCATCTGGCGGTAGTACCCAAACTCGGCATCATTTCGTTTAAGTGTGGCGGCAGTTGCTTCAAGCGTTTTGCGTGCACCGTCAGCCTGGGCCGCAGCCGCAGCTTTTACGGCTGCCTGATTTTGTTGCCAGGCGCTTACGTTTTCACGAAGACCTGCAGTTAGTTTTGTCGAGAGAACGGGGATCAATGTGTACAAAGCTACGCTTGCAACAGCATTGAAATTATCGGTGAGCAGGTTTATTCCATCGGTTACTGACTGAATGCCTGAACGCAGGGGGCCGGTACTGCTTTGACCTATCTTGATGATCATGCCTTCAAACGCACTGGTGAGCCCCATGATGTCGCCATTCAGGTTATTTACGCGAATAGCGGCCTGCTCATGCGCAGTCTGGGTGCCGGTGAGGGCCTGGGTTAATGCATCAAGTTTGCTGCGGTTGTCCACCAGCACTGAGGCCGCATTGATATTCTCAACTCCGAAAAGTTTTACAGCCTGTGCGGTAGAAAGATTTTTCTTCGACAGGTTTTCCAGTGCGCCACTGAGACCTACGACTGAAGGTTTCAGTGTTTTGTCAGTGCCTTTCTCAAGGGACAGGATCACATTTCTCAACGCGGTACCTGCTTCACCGCCTTTGATTTCACGCTCTGCCAGAACCTGAATCGCTGCGTTCAGCGTTTCAAAACCGACACCTGCCTGTGCAGCGGCCACACCACCATTTTTGATGGCTGCGGCTGTATCTGCGATTTCGGATGCCCCGAACTTGGCGCCAGCTGCCAGCACGTTGATATAACGGTCAGCTTCCTGAGCCCCTGCTCCGAACTGATTAAGTGAAAGGGCGAGAGTACGGGTTGCGTCAGGCAAAGTTGAGCCTGCGGCCTGAGCAAGCGTAAGCGCGCTCTTTGTCGCGGCAGTAAGCCCGCCAGCGGTCTGAAGAAGTTCAGGCTTAGCGGACGCCATCAACTTCAGAGCTTCCACAGCCTGGCTCGCACTGTATTCAGTGCTGCGCCCCATTTCCTGAGCCGCTTCATCGAGCGTCTTTAACTGAGTTCCCGTCGCACCAGTGATGGCTGACAGATCGGACAGAGCCTGCCCGTATTCCCGGGTTGTCGTGATGATTGCGCCAAGAGACAAACCGGCACCCGCAAAACCTGCCAGACGACCAGCAACACCGGTAATGGTTTTACCCATCCTGGCATAGGCTTCATCTGTCTTTTTAGCATCTTCTTGCGCGTTACGGTTGAAACGCTTTGAGGAGTTCTCAGCATCGCCGTATGCGCCCATCAGCTGAGATTTAAAATTGGCTGCGTTGAGATGCAGCCCGACGGCAAGGGAGGCAACGTCAGCCATTACATTAATACTCTCATAACGGCCGCACACTGATCGTCAACATTACTGACTGCAGCGGGAGGCGGTGTTTCAGGGGGTGGCCCACTCTCCTCGCCTGGACGGCTAATAGCACCGGTACGCAGGAAATACGCGCGCCAGTGGTAGAGAGTTTCTACCGGGAGTGAAGCTATCTTTGACGGATCGGGCTCGCCCCAGCGGTCGGCCAGCCAGAAAATCAGCTCAAGCCAGGGCGAGTTGGTTAGTTTTTTTCCGCATCCTCAAGCTTGCCCAGAGCATGCTTTTTAACTGTGGCAATAGCGTCCAGCAGCGCCACGTTGTCATGCGCTTGCAGCAGCTCTGCTGCAGTTGGTTTGTCTTCAGTTGCGATAAGGCTGCCGTCAGGATGAACAAGGCAGTCGACAATCAGCTGTACGCTGAGCTCTGAGGCTTTGCGGGCATCTTCAGCGATCTGACTGTCACGCAGCGCTTCTTCATGATCGATAAGTTCGCCAGCAGTCATTCGGCGAAGATGAACGGTGGTCCCAAAAATTTCTGTGGTAACAACGGCGCTTTTAGGCTTCAGAAGAGCTGATTTCAGTGCAGAAACATCGATAGTAGACATAGTTTTTCCTGAGAGTTAGATAATAAAAAAGCCGCCAGAAGGCGGCCAATAAAAATTTCGGTAATCAGCTGCCCGCTGCAGTACCCCAGGTGATGTTGTTCTGTTTTCCCTGAACGGTAATCTGAATGACTTCACTTGCCGGGGCGGTAATTTCATTCATCTGCCAGCCGGACAGAGCCAGGATCATATTCGCTGTTCGTCCGTTTGGCAGTTCAACGTAAAACTGCACGGTTTCTCGGTTCTCTGCTGCGTTGAGGAAATCGGCAAAGTCCTGATTGGCTGGATCGTCGATAAAGCCCAGCGATTTTTCCGGGCCTTCAGGCAGGTCAGAAATAAACTGTTTGCTGGTATCAATCAACGTAGTGCAGTCTACAAAGCTGCCCGTCTGACCTGTAGCACCCAGTGCTTTACAGTTGATGAGGGGTTTCATTGTTGCTACGTCGCTCCCCGCAGCCCCCCACATAACGACGGTGCCAGCAGGCAGCATTGCGTACTCTGGCGAAGTTTTGTCAGCCATAATTTCTCTCTCTTTGAAGGTGGCAGCGAGCGCTACCGATGGTTTTCAATGCGGTCGCGTATTTCTATCGCAAGGATGCGGAGAACTTTCGCTTTCTGGTAATCCAGCGCTGGACGAATGAAGGGGATGGCGACCTGCTTAACGGTCCCCATCTCCTGCGCCAGCGCTTTGATGAAGTGTTTTTTGCTCGGGCCAACACGAAGATAAACAACCGCATTGCCTTTAGCTTTCGAAGAAGATGAGCGGATTTTTATTGAATCGCGCATGTGCTCATCTTTTGCTGATTCGTCATAACCAGCATGCGCTTTCATATCCTCCAGAACAGGCTCAAGAGCCGCTTTACCGGCTTCCCGCAAAACCTGCGTACCAACCTTTTCACCAAGGGCAAGGAGCTGACGTTCAAGTTCATGAAGCCCTTTCACCTCCATGCGGATCATGATTACTCCTCATAAAAATAAAGTACGTAATCGCGGATAAGTCTGTACTGAATTTGGTTGCTAGTAAGGGTTGTCTTGTCCTGCAGAATATTTCCACGCTGAATATATTGAACTGGATAACCTTCAAGCTCTCCATGGATAATGCCTTTCCAGTGAGACCAGATAGCCCTATCCAGTTTGACCAGCCCGGTGTAATCACCCACTTTATAAATTGAGACTTGAAAGCGGCCAGCTATCAGCCCTGTACGCACCATCCCGTTTTCTATATCCGGGTCTGATATCAGCTGAAAAGTAATTCCGTTTTGCTCACTATCTGGCAACAGGAGAGGATAAACAGTCATTCCGGAAAGACGTTCAAGCGAGGTTTTAATTGCCTGTTCTATCATGTCGGATATCCCGTTCAGCCGTAATTACACATCGATCAGGATTGCTACGGTCAACAGCGCGTACGGTATAGACTTCTTCATTCCAAGTTACTTTCCAGTCAGCTTCAATGTCTGGACGTAGCCGGATCGTGAATAGCCAGGTTTCAACCACCTGCTGCTGGTCGATTGTGCGAATTTTTCGATTAGATACGTTTTCCGCCTTTGCCCATACAGTAGCAACCTCCACCGCGATTGACGGCAGTGGTTCACCAAGCGGTCCTCGCTGAGTTTCCATTTTCTCTAATCTGATGCGTTTATTGAGCTCGCCAGCACGTAAAGAATTCATAGGCCATAAATCCTGTAAGGCTGAAGTAGAGCTTCGACGGCAAAGGGAACCTGAGCCACAGTCTCACCGATAACAACAGATTCACGATTCGCGTACCAGTGACCAATCAGCAGTAGCATTGCCGCCTTAACATCATCATTGAGCAGTATCGGGTCCGGGTCGTCTGCGTAGCCAGGGGAGCTTTTATTTTCATAAAGCGTTCGCCTTGTCCATGTCTGGACGTAACGCGCCGCCGCACCGGTGTATAAAGTCAGCAGTGCATCATCTCCGGAAAAATCGGTATCAATGCGGCAGTGCTGTTTCACCACATCAAGATCGACCATTATTTTTTCGCCTTCTTGTCCGCTTTTACTTCCGGCTGTTCCTGCTGCTGTTCCTGCTGCTGTTCCTGCTGCTGTTCCTGCTGCTGTTCCTGCTGCTGTTCCTGCTGCTGTTCCTGCTGCTGTTCCTGCTGCTGTTCCTGCTCTGCAGGATTTTCTGATTCATCGAGCTTCGCATAGCCTTTTTTGATGAGCTCGCGACCGTGCTGTTCCAGAGTTTCCAGCGGAAGCCCCTCAGTAACGACAGTACCGCCGAAATAAATCGGTTTAAGTGCAATCAGTTTCATTTTCCCACCTGTAAAAGCGGCCCGAAGGCCGCATTATTTATCAGCTACCAGCGCCAGTGCGGAATGCACCGTATACAAATGCCTCAGGGCGTTTGACGGCCAGCGCCAGACGTTCCTCGCAACGGATGGTGAGCATGTTTTTCTCGAAGTCGTCGGCATTCTCTGTGGAGATCACCACGTTCGCATCTTCGCGGTCGAAGATTTGCGCGCCTGCGTTGAAAGCACCGGTCAGGAATTTCCCCTGGAATGCTGCTGCTTCGGTGGCAACAACCGGCAGGCCCCACAGAGTCGGTCCAGTCAGCGCCGCAGGGTTAGCTAGGATGTAGCGGCCCAGGCTGTCTTTTGTCAGCTCGATCCGCGCCCAGTCAATGAAATGAAGGACATGACCGGAAGCCGGGAAGCGCGCCAGCTGCACCTGCAGCATTGCCAGACGCAGATCGTCAATACCGCTCTGCTGTTCAACAGTGAACGCTGGATCAAACGCTGACGCCTGAGGAACGATGCCATGCAGATGCACGCCGGTACCATCACCGAAGAGAATTTCCTGCTCTTCTGCGTACTTCAGCCCGTAGCGCATTTCTGCATCAACGGTGGACTGCAGCTGTGCGAAGTCATCCAGGATCTGCTTGGAGGCTTTGAACAGGTGGGCAATGGTGCTGACGCCAGTGATTTTCGGCGTAAACTCAATTTCGCTGTATGGTTTCTGCGTGTTTTCAGGAACCACTTTCGCGTTATTGGTAAAGCCCGTCTGCTGCACCCAGAAGATAGCAGAGGAGGAAGTACGACCTGGAGCAATCAGATCGCGGATGAACAGGCGCTGTTTCGGTGCCGTATCAATACCCGGCAGGCGTTGTGGCTCCACAACACCATCAGGTACATCCACCGAAGTCAGGGCAGCCTTCACAGGGATGCTGATACGTTTGCCACCTTCAACACCTGCAGCAAAGGTTTTCAGCGCTTCAGCAGAGATCACCTGCTGGCCGATTGATTCCACAACATGCTTCGCGTTAGCCAGCGGCATCTGAGCAACATGTTGCTCCAGCTCCCCCATCGCAGCCTTCAGCGTTTTTTCTGCTTCGCGCAGGGCGTTGAACTCAGAAGCCATTTTATCAACGGCTGCCTTTGTTTCTTCTGACAGCTTGCCGGATTTCTGCGCCTCTTTGAGTGCGTCTTCTGCTTTCGCATTGAACTTGCCGGTTGCCTCTTCGATGCTGGCCGTGACTTTTTTCAGAATATCGTTTACTTCAGACATAAAGGGTCCTTATTTGACTAACGCCGCCAGGGCGCTTTCAAGTGAATTGATGGTTTCAGGTTTGATGTCTTCGGCAGCGCCCGGCGTACCGTCGTTGGTGGTGACAGCGCCAGGCATGCCACCGGATAAGGCTTTAATGAGTTTTCTGCGCTCAGAGCGCGGGGTGTTGGTCTTGGCCAGCAATGCATCAAGTTTGCGAAGCGCGGCTGCAGGCGATTCGTCTCCGTCGCTGACCGCATCAGCAGAAAGCAAGCTGTCTGCCAGTCCCTTCTCCACAGCATCACTGCCACCGATATAGCTTTCCGCGTCCATCAGCTTCTGCACAGCGGCCATATCAAGGCCGGAGCGCGCCGCGTAGATGTCAGCCATAGCGGTATCGAAGGGTTCCAGTGACTGTGCCAGTTCTGCAAAATCATGGCGGTTTCCCATCGCGTATACCCAGCAGTTGTGGATCATCAGGAAGGCACCGCGGCCAATCTGAATATCATCCCCGGCCATCGCAATTATCGAGGCGGCGCTGGCGGCAATGCCCAGCACCTTCACCGTTACACGGCCTTCGTATTCGCGGAGCAGGTTATAAATAGCCAGACCTTCGAACATGTCGCCGCCCGGTGAGTTGATATTCACCGTGACGTCGGCGCCGTTCATAGCCCGAAGCGCACCGGCAATACGTTTAGCTGTTACCCCTTCGCCCCAGTAGTCCTGCCCGATAACATCAAAAACAGAAATGCTGTTATCGTCGGTGGCCGCCGCTTTGATCCCGCCGTCCCAGCGGTCCAGTGCAGACGGTAATGTTTCACAGGTAACGCGCGCGCAGGGGCGACCCGCCGGTGCTACCGGAAGTTGTTTTTTGCTCATCAGGAAAGTGCTCCTAAGCGGCCTGTTTCAGCGGAGATTGTTCAAAGGAAATATCGGGGAATACGTGGTTATGCAGCTCTCGCAGGGCCAGTGCCTGAACAGCAGGGTTAGTGCTTTCGAGATTTTTCAGTTGCGTCAGGTTGAGCTGAACGGTGTAAATATCGCCCCCTTCAATTGGCGGCATGTTCTCAAGACGACGAACGTCATTACGGGACATCCAGCCATTTTGAAGCGCGCTTGTATAGTATGCCGCGCGACCTGCACTATCGGCTCGCAGTAGACCTTCAACAGAGAATTCTGCAAACACTTCGTCATCGCTGTCGAGTAAGCACCGGCCAATTTCCTGTTCAATATTCACCAGCAGCGGTCGAAGTGTATGAGTCAGAAACTGCAGGTTCATACCTTCCAGGCTTGATGCCCAGCTGCTTTGTTTCGTGGTGTGACCAACCATGAAAGGCGGCACGCGAAACCAGCGGCAGATTTCCTCAATGCTAAATGCGCGGCTTTCGAGCATCTGAGCATCTTCCGGGTTCATGGTCACGCCCTGGTACGTCAAGCCCCCCTCCAGCACCATGATCTTCCCGGCGTTTTTCGAGCCGGTAAACGCCGCCATGTACCCGCGAAGTTTTTCACGTTGAGTATCATCCAGAGCTTTATCAGAAGAGAGGAATCCTGAACTCTGCAGACCCTGTTCGAAGATTTTCGCCGCGGACTCTTCAACCGCCATTGCTGAACCGATCACATCCCGGCCAGTCTTCATCGGCATCATGCCGCAAACACCATCCAGACCGAACCCGCGAATGTGCATGATGCTTTTGACCGGAATGACGCGCTCGTTTCCGTTTTCAGTGTATTTGTATTCCAGCGCCCCGGTAGTGAGACGTTTAACCACCATGTTCTGCGGCAGTAAAGGCACCAGCGAAACCAGGCGGTTTGCGATGAATTTCTTCTCAATGAAGGCGTTCCCGCGCAGGCAAATACTGGCGACCACCATCAACATAAAGCGTGATGGTGTCATTTCTGAATTGGGTCGGCGGCACAGTATCGAATAGGCCGGATGATCTGTTGCCGCTTTACGCGAACCGTCAGGCTGTCGAACGTATATTTTCAGCGGAAGGGTTGAAATAGACTCGCTTAACAGTCTTACGCATGCCCACACAGCCGATAGCTGGATGGCTTTATCGGCCGTGACCACCTTTCCGCTGCTGCTGGTGCCAAACCATTCCTCCCAGAACGTGCCGGTAGTCAGGCTGATAGGCACACCAAGCCAGTTAAGCAGAGCGCTTTTCACCCTGCCTGGCTGTTTGTTTTTTTTCATCAGAAACCTACCATGATGGGATTATTGAAGAATCCGGAGAGATCCTGCTGGTCGTTGCCACCGTTAACCAGAACGCGGCTCATTGCTGTGAACAATGCCGCCGGGCCATCAATCTTGGCCTCTGGTGTGGACTTGTTCGGGAAAATGTTCTCGTTCCGGTCAGGTTTGACAGTTACGTTGGACATCATCCAGTTCATTACCGGGTGATCGCTGTGATGGAAGCGGCCACCGTATACCAGCGCTTCGACCTCTTTCATCGCCTCAGAGAAATTGCGAACCGTCTGCGGAACTTCCACCAGCGGCAGCCCTTCTTCTGCCAGCGCAAGGCTGAACTGCGTCGCACTCCACGGGTCGAAGCCAATTTCTTTCAGACTCTCGCCAGCAACCCACACCTGCAGCTCTTCCTTAATCTGAGCATGGTCGATTACATCCCCGTCGGTAAGGATCAGCTTGTCCATCTCGGCCCACTTACGATAGAGCTCTGCCATCTGGCGTGAACACTTCTCAAGGCGTCCCTCCGGCAGCCAGAATTTAAAATCCGCATGAACGTGGCCACCTGGCGCGCGCCAGACTTTAGCGGCTGCACAGATATCAATTTTGTTTGAAAGGTCAACGCCCACCCAGGAGGGATAGGTTTTAAGTTCGTGCTGCGGGGCGATAAACTCGCATTTTTCCCATTTCATCATGTCCATCCAGGCAGACTCAGCGGTAACCCAGATATTCATGTGTTTGGTGAAAAAGTTAATCCTGGCCGAAACCTGCTCTTTCGCCTTTTTAGCCAGGCGGCGCAGATCATCCCAGCGCTTACAGATACCCAGCCCCGGATTCGCCTTCTGCCAGACTTTTTCATCAAAGGGATCGTCACCTTCATCTAAGGTGTAGATGATGGCAAAAAACGTATCGTCTTTAACCAGGCCGCGCAGGACCTTGATTGCGTAATCGCGTAGTTCGTAACAGATGCCTTCTTTGTTGAAGCCGGCGGTGGTGATACCGAAAAGCAGAGATTGCAGGCGCGCGCCGGTGGCCGTCTCAAGAACGTCCCAGACGTCACGGGTTTTATGAGCATGCAGCTCGTCGACGATGGCGCAATGAATGTTCAGGCCGTCGAGGTTGTTCGCATCTGATGATAAAGGCTCGAATTTGGAGGCCGTTTGCTCCTGGTAGATAGCGAGCTTGTTGAATTCGAAGATCCGCCCAAGAGTGGCTTTCGCCTTCTTGACCATATTTTTCGCGTCTTCAAAAACAATTCGCGCCTGGTCACGGGTGGTTGCAGCGGAATAAACCTCCGCCCCGCCCTCGCCGTCTGCGCCAGCCATATAAAGCCCCACGCCGGAGCAAAGCGTTGATTTGGCATTTTTACGGGCCACCTCAACATCTGCTGTACGGAAACGCCGAACCATCACCGGCCGACCGCTGCCGTCGTTACGCAGAACGGTTTCCCCCGTCTCTTCGTTAACCAGCGGGATAACAAAACCAAAAATATTAATAAGGATGAAAACATGCCAGTCCATCAGCTCAATAGGCTGGCCTGCCAGAGCGCCTTTTACGTGAGGCACAAAATTATAGAAATTCAGAATGTGCTGCGCGCGCGGCTCACTGAAGAAAATGCCGCGCTCTTCGCCGTGTGCCAGATCGTCAAGAAAACGCTGACAGGAAAGGCGCACATACTCACAGGCAATAATTTCACCCGCCATCACCCGCTCGGCGTAGCGGATGCCTTCTGCAACCTTAGCCATTAATCCCTCGCTTTCATAAACTCGGCCAGCGGATCAACCGCATCAGGACCTTTTGCATTGACTTTAGAGCGGCTGGCTGGCGTCATGCCGAACTCACCGAGCATGGCGCGCAGACGTTTCCAGGCATCAGCTTTCATAATGGCGGCCGGGTGAGCCTTGATCATGCGAATCTCTCGCTCTTTGCCTTCGTCTGGCTCTTCGTCGCTATAAACGGCGTAGGTGTAGCCTTCTCTCTCCAGCGTATCGCAGTGATGCCGGTACTCGGTGTAAACCTCAACCAGAAGCTCAAGTGCTCTCGCGTCCAGCTGCGACATGACGCCAAGCGCATCGAGCTCTTCAGCCATACGCCTGAACCAGTATTTCCCCTGCTTGTCGAAATGCTTCGGCGTTGGGGGTACCCCTGGAGTTGGCTTTGGTTCGTTTTCATTAATCGGGCGTTTTGATGGGTTACCCCTCACCAAACGTAGATGGGTCGGGGTTTTCGGTGGTCCAGACATAATCGAAAACTCCTATTAATCATCGAGTGGGGGACCCCATAAAAAAGTTTTCTAACCTGCGGCGATGTGAAAAGAGGTTAGGCGGCGGTCCTTTGGCGCGTCGTTCCTGAACTTTCAACCCTCCCTCCCCCTCTTTCGATTCAAATGAGAATTGATGTCATTTGAGTCTTTCGACCGCTGTCTTCGCCCTGTGGCAAGGCTTGCAGAGGCTTTCGAGGTTGGACAGGTCATCGGTCCCCCCATTTGCTTTGGCGGTGATGTGGTCCACCGTCTCAGCGGGTGTATACCTTCCATTTCGCAGGCATTCCTGACAAAGGTGCTTATCTCTGTCGAGAACGATTGGGCGCAGCCTGTCCCACTTGCTGCCATAACCTCGCTGATGCCTGCTCTGTCCTCGCTGATGCTGCTGCCAGCCTTCATTAAGGTGTTTGGGACAATAGCCTGAGCGGTCGGTGGTTGTGCCAGGGCAGCCACGCTTGCGGCATGCTCTCGGTATTAACGCAGGCATCAGGCTAACCTCCACGCCCGGCGGCGTTCTGTTCGTGGCGCTGAGTCAGGGTGACGCTCAACCGGTTCGCCGTCAGCATGATCCACCAGCGAGTAACACGGATAAACCACAGCGCCGCCATAGGCATCACCAACGGCATAATCCGCTGGCTTGCTGCTGTCCCATCGAGAAAGGACTCGTTCAATATTCTGAGGGGGTACGCTATAACAAACGCCGTGTATAAGCCGCTGCAGCGTGATGTAATCAGCCTGAGTCTTATCAGCAACAATCAGCCGCTCAGCTATCTGCATTTGATACTGAGGTGGTCGCCCCGTACCCAGGTAGAAACTCACCAGCGATTCCGGGAAGCGGTTAAGCCATTCGCTAACCTGCTCAATAAAATCTGGAACAGGCAATGCGTCATCTTCGATTATCACTACCCGGCAATCCTGCCATGAAGCCCATTCAAGCGCGCGGCGATGATTCCAGTTTGCGCCATGGTCTCCGCTATCAATCAGCAGTACATCTCCGAGAAGTCCAGCAAGGCGCGATGCCTGCTTATATCGGGAATGGTGTCCGATAACCGCAAACTTCACTTGTGTTTCCACCATGTAGCCTCCCCACCGATTCCATCAGTTTTGAAAACGGTATGAACCAGAGGTCCGGTGACCAGCCTGTCAGCGAATGACTGCGCGACAATACCGAACGCCAGCATATCGCCCACAGCAGCGCCAGCCTGTTCTTTCTTCCAGAAACGATAACTCTCGATCCGGTAGTAAAGACGGATGATGCCGTGAGCGAACGCCATTACATCAGCGCGGCTGCCACCCAGCAGACCAGCGTTAAGCATCACATCACCGCGGTGCGCTTCAATGAATTCCTGATAGATACGCTCAGGATGATTCTGTTTCGCCCAGGTGTCGGCGTAGGTCTTCGGTTCTGAACCTGCATAAACCTTACCTTGCTGCATCTCTTCCCACGGTGCGCGGAGCATTTCGACATCGGTACCATCAGTACACCAGACGAACCGGTATTCAGGGTGATCGCGCAGGTGCTGCCAGATATGCAGCCAGCGCCGGAAGTAGACATTCATCTTCACGTCAGGAACACGATACAGCTCAACGCCTGCCGGTGCCGTCTGCAGTTCATCCACCAGCGCGATACGGCCACAATTCCGAAGTGATGAGGCCCATTTAGCCAGCATGTCAGGTTCGGCCGCCATTTTCGTACCGCGCTGCGGGTCTGGCTGGCTGGTAAGCAACGTTGTTATTACCACATCGCGCTGAGATCTATATTCGGCATAGCCTGTATATCCTGAATCCCGGCGCTGCCCGTAAATCACAGCGTTCTTTTTATCGAGCGCTTCACGTTCAGGCCTCGGTATGCTGCGCGCGCCCTCTTCGTATTCATCCATCGAATGAATCAGCTTTTCAGAGCCAACCACATCAGCAAACGCCCAGGACGTTAAGCCAGCGTTATAAATCCGAAGCGCCAGATCAGGATGCTCATACATGCCCCGGCCATACACCGGATCGAACCCGCCCACCTTCTCGATGGCGCTGCGGTGGTAGTACAACATCACTCCGCGCTGCCCAGTGTAAGCAATATGCTTATCATCCCGGTACAGAACGGTCATATCGTTAATCTTTCGCGGACCAGCCAGATCGAGAAACTGATAAGCCAGGTGCGGCTCTGTAGATTCGATATATGGCAGGTGCCAGTTATCGGCGATCGGCCAGGCATCATCATCCCATAAAAAAAGATGCTCGCACCCGGCATCTATCAGGGCTGACAGGCTGGCGTTCTTCGAAGCAACAATGCCGAGTGATGTTTCATGGCGAAGCAGTTGCACGCCGTGTGGCACTACCGCTGCAGGCCTTGAACCGTCATCGATAACCACCATCAGCGCACCGGCTGGCAGGTGCTTCATGTGCTGTTCTAGCGTTCGTTTCAGAACGTCGGCGCGCTGGTGTGTCGTTATTGCAATCCCGATCTTCGATGAAATTGCGCAGACGGGTGCATATGGGACACCATCAATAGTGACCTGCATATTTACTCCAATTAAAAAGCCACTATCGGAAGTCAGTAGCTTCTGTCAGCGTGATTAACACCTAATTATTCATTAAGTGTTATATGTTAGGATTAATCTGATTAAACAAAACATATGTCAGTTCGGAGGGTTAAATGATCAAAATGACAGGTTGCAGCGCCGTAGACTGTGGGGTTGGATTTGTGTTCGGTAAAGGAGTTGATGCCGAACTCATCAATACAAATGCTCAATCATGCCGAATCGGCTTTTTGCAGCACGGTAGCGAGGAAGAGTGGCAGCTACTTTTAGATAAATTGCTCACAAAGCCAGAAGAACTGACTCAACTAGTAAAAGATTACAGTGAAGCTAAGTCTGAACAGAAAAAACAAGCCATTTCAAAGTCTGGTTTATTTGAATATTTATCAGCTTTTGCAAATGCATCGACTGTTTATCAATTCCTTGAAGGTCTTGTTACGTCATTCCTGAAAAATCCACAATAAAACTGACCAACTTGGCAACGCTTCATAGCATGGCTGACAGTGTTGGTATAGTGAAAACATTAATAGGCGGGCGATTTGACTTGAACATTTCGCCGCTGATTGATAACTCGACGAACTAGTTAAATCCAGTTCTATGCTTCTCTTTGGTGTTCTGGCAGTTCGCCTGCCACGCTTTGTTATGCGCCAGGATGTCTTTCTTCGTCTGGCGGTCCATGACGTCAATATCATGATCGGTCAGGTAGATTGGCTTTACCCAGTCACATGCGGTATCAACCACCACCGGGACGCTTCCACGTGTCACGCAGCTCGCGATCAACATCGTCATCAGGCATGCGGTTAACAGTCTGCTGTACATTGCTGGCCTCTTTCGTTGCTTCTACCCGGCGTTCGGCTACTGCTTCAGTGGCTGCGGCCTTTTCTTCGGTGCGCTGCTGGTCTGCTTTCGCTTCCGCTTTGCTGGTGCCGCGTGAATGACCAATGCCAAAAGCACCAGCGATAGCCGCCATTATCAGTGCAGCAATACCGATAATCGTTTCTAAACCCATATCAACCTCACACCAGTACTGTTTTGGCCTGACCGAAGCGAGCGCGACGATCTTCAAGTCCATTCGTGCCGCCGTTGATAATTTTCGTCACCTGCATCAGGTCGCCGGAGTACTTCAAGCATCCTTTAGTGGCGAAGAACCACGCCGCGCTTCTGGCTGCGTAAACATCTTCGGCCAATAGCTCAGGCTGCTTAACCAGATCAACCTTCAGGCCGTTCCCACAGTCACGGTAGTTGTTGAGGCCGGTAATCTGGATAAGGCCACGCCCCCGGTATAACCAGCCGTCGCCTGGAGCGTTGTTCCCCATGCGTTTGCTGTATACCAGGTTAGCAATGGCGCGTTGGCGCTCAATCGGTAAAGTGCGTTCTTCAGGTCGACGGCCAAGCGTGTTTGCCTGGTCTGTTGTGAGGCGTCCTGCACGGATGAAATTCACGAGTGCCGCAATGCGGTAATTGAAGCTCTCCACCAGCAAAGTGAAGCCAGCTGATTCATGGCCTACCTGAGCAATAAACATCGCCTGATCTACCGGCTTGGCGATGCCGAACTCTTTCATTGCATCACTTACTGGCTGAAACCAGCGCGCAGCTAACTCGGCGCTTAGCCCAGCCGCCTTTTGAAATTGTGATTGGTTCATTAGTGCCTCAGTGCATCAACCAGGCGCGCTACGTTTCCCCGAGCCCAGAGAACGGCGGCGCATATCAGGACGTTCACCAGCACCACGAACCAGTGCGATTCATGGTACAGGCCGAACAGGTAACGGAAAGGGACGCTGGCGTATACCAGCACCGTGAAATAAGCCATCAGCGATATCAGAGGGCGATGTCTCGCCCCGCCGCGCTGGTAGAACATCAGTGCAATAACGATAACAGCAGAGATAATTGCGTTTGCCATCGCACTCGGATCACTTGTTACCATTGCTGGCCCCTCCACCACGTAAACGCGAGAGAATTCCAAACAGGCTACCCAAATCCTGACTGTTGACGAACGTCAGCAGCTTAATAGCAATAGCGGCTACGATTACCGCGCCCAGCGCATCGAGTGGCCTGTCGCTATACCCCGTCCATTTGGAGAAGTAAGAGCCAAGCAGTGGAGCGCCGATAACGCCGAAGATGAAAGAGGTGATGAAGTAGCCCACCAGCTTAAGGCGGCTGATATTAACCGCAGTAGCGACGTAGAACACCGCCCCAGCGAATGCGCCAAACACCACACCGTAATCTATGCCGGTTGCCAGACCGAACATGCTGGCCCCCATCAGACCACCAGCCGCTACCGTAGTGCCAGAAACAGGATCGGACATTTAGCCCCCTCTTATTGCCGTGAGTCCTCTCAGAACGAGGGGAAACAAAAAAGGCCGCCCGTAGGCAGCCCTTAAAATAAAAAACCCGCAGCAGTGGCGGGTTTATGTTTTGTTCTGTTGCTCAGTACGCTTTACTGTCCCGAGCCTAACACAATTTAAGCACTTTCTTGCTCACTCTGCAACTTAAATCTGTCGCTATTTGTGCCAAACGCGTCACATAGTGGAGCGTACAGGATCGATTCTGCCAAACTTACCCACGTGTCAATGCGTCGTCGGCATGTGATTAGGGTCCAGTCAGGGTGTTTTGCATTAAGCTCGTTGGCCATCTGCAGTTTGCTCTTACGCAGCCGGTGACGGTCAACGATTACGCCATACAACCCATGGTATTCATCATTCATTAGGACCGAAGCAATAACGCCATCCACCTTCAGGCCCTCTTCGTCGGAACAGAAGGCCAGGCCACTTTTGTTTTTGCTGTCGAGGATTTCGCGCAGGTATGCTTCCAGTTCAGGTTTAGTGATACCGGATTTCTTCATGCGGCGAAGCGCATCGTTGATTGCTGTCTTAGTGATTTTCCCGGATGCAAGCAACTGGTTAAACATGTTTCCGCCTGAGCCGCCACCGATATAAGACCACCGGCCCCACATGCGGAGCTTACCCTGTACCCAGATGCTTTCGAGAGTGCGAAGGCGAACCATCTCGCCTGATTTGCCAACTTCTGAAGGATTGATCATGTTGCGTCTCCACTTACGCCAGTACGCCGATTTCCAGCGCACGATCTAAAAACCGAAACAACAGCACCAACTGGTCGCCGTATTTCGCTTCAAATGCCACAGGATCAGCATGCAACTCGTCGTGATGCGCTCTGCACAGCGGTATCACAAACAGGTCGTGCGCTTTAGTACCCATTCCACCCTGCCCGTGGCCTATCAGGTGGTGGGGGTCGTCTGCCGGGTTATTGCAGCAACTGCACTGCTGCGACTTCACCCAGCGGGTGTACTTATCGTTCTCCCAGCGGCGGCGCTTTGGCCTCAGCATGAAAGATTCCGGGGATTCAGGATCCACCTTCACCGAGACTATCTTCTTAACTTTCTCCTGGAGGATTTCAGTAGCCGGTAATGACGGAACAATTTCACTTTCCCGCATCACTGAGCTGTGCGATTCAGGCTTAATCCTTAGTGCCTGCGTCGCCAATGATTCAGGAATAAGGTCAGCCAGATCGTTACGTACCATCCACCAGCAGAACTCCGGAAGCGTCAGGGTGTGGTCTGCGCCAAAGCCCAGCATAATATTCACCCTTTCGAGTAGCCATTTTACCAGGTTCTGCATGGCAATTCCTGCCAGTCTTTCAGTGGTTTGTTCACGCAACTGGTTATCGCAACCCCAGCAGAGGCGAATGCTTCCTGGGGCGTGACGCATTACCGTAAAGTCCTTTGAGTGCCATTCGTTGTGCGGCCACTGACATTCAAATTTACGTTCCAGCCAGGAATCAAGGCCACTCAGACCACCAGCACGCTGAATAACTCTCTCATTCAGGAAAAGCTCCCTCATACTGACATCATCTGTCAGTGGCTGGTGCGCTTCAGGAATCAGGCCAGATGGCAGGTGCTGGATTGCTTCGGAAGGCGTTTCAATCACTACACGGCCACGACGAAACAGCCACAGCAATTCGTTACCTGGGCGGAACAGTACCACCCCGGATATTGGCGCAACTTCAGGTGTCAGTATGGCTCTCACGCAATTTGTCCCTTAGCAATATGTTCAGCCCACAAGCCACCAATCCAGCGCACGCCCTTTGCGGTGAAGCGAGATTGATTGAATGCGTAGTTGGTCTGGTTTGTTGTCCCGGTCTTAACTTCAAAGCGCCCTGCTTCGATGTGTTTACTCTTTGGTGTAAGCACACGGTTTAGCCGGTACATGATGCCGTTCTCAATGAGGAATAAAGCAAACTCGGGTTCTTTAGCGTTCAGGAGCTTGGCAACCTGCCGAAAAGTCATTGAGCCCGTGGCTTTGACGTAGCGATCAACAAATTCAGCCTTAGGTGCGGCGATTGCCAGTTCTTCACTCAGGCGTTGCTTCTGTTCGGCAAGGTCGGCGGCCAGTCGGAGTGCTTCAGGAAGCGTTTGAGGTACCACCATCCCGGCTCCGCTCTCCAGTTCCTGCCAGCGGTCAACAAGACGGGCGGTAAACTCCGGGCAGAGCTGCGCGACGATTACGTAACTGTCTCGCTTGTTAACTTCGTAGTAATGGTAAACCTGCTGGTTCTGAGGGTGGGTGTACTGCATTGCAGCATACCCCCCAATAACACCAGAATTCATGAGGCGCTCGATGGTCACACAGACGTTGCTATGCCGTGAGTCGACCAGTTTTGCAATCTCACGGCTGGACATCGTTATTGGCTGCCCCATCGCTGCGGCGTGGTGAGTCGGGCACATTACGGTGATATTCATCTGATTCATGCTCTTCTCCACTTATCAGGCGGCTGCACCCGCCAGAGGTTCATGTTTTTTGATCGATATCTCTACTCGTCCACCGGGTACTTTCGGGCCCCACTCCACCAGCATTCTCTGCACCTGACTGTCATCCTCCCAGATGCCAGCGTGAGTAAGCGCGTCAAAGAGAGCCTTGTTGTAATTGTCGATGTCGCGGCGGCGTGCATCTGGTGGAAAGAGAAGTATCTCCACCGCAGCTGGTGACGATGATGGTTTTGGAAGAAAACGCAGCTGCTCAATAATCGCTGCACATGCCGCACTCTGATATGCCCTGCCTTTCTCACTGATAAGATGGCGGCCTTTTAACGGCCCCTTATTCGGGGCTCGCCAGTAGGTGTTTACGCTCGGAGGGAACGGGAGCACCAGTTTCATACAGTCACTCCCTGTTTTTTCAGCCATTCAACAGCGTTAACTCTTGCCTTGTCTCCACCGGATAACAGACCTTTAATGATCGCTACCGGATCAGCATCCAGTTCTGTTTTGACGACGGTAATGCCCCTGGCAGCGCCAGGAGCAATGGAGAGGTAACCTTTTTTCTTTAGCGCCTTCACATGCTCAGCAGCAGCGTTCTGCGATGAGCAACCAATCAGTTCAGCAAGTTCGGACAATGTTGGTGGGAAGCCAACCCTTTCGATGTGAACCTTGATAGCTTCATACACTTCACTTTGACGCGGCGTTAATTCCATCATGACTCGACTCCATAACGCCCGTTCAGGCGTCCTATTACGCTGTTGAACATCACCAGACTTACGCCCATCGGTTTCACCTTCTCGGGGTACTCCTTAAGGATCGGAGGCACTACGACATTCCAGCTTGGCTTTGGCTTCTTCTTCAGGGCTTTCTTAATGGCATCAGAGCATTGTCGAGCTACATCACGCACAGCGTTTTCCTGCTCGGTTGATAGCTTATTCACGCAACCTCCAAGTAAGCCCGTATGAATTCAGCCGCGGCCTGTGCGTTTATGGCGTTCCCATAGCCTTTGAGTCGGCCGACGCGGTTGCTGCTTGCCACTCTTGCCACCCCGGACTCGACTCGTCCCAGGCGCGCGGCAGCCCCATCAACCAGCGGGAATGTGCCGGGTTCAACTGGACGCCATTTGCCATCTCGACATAAGAGCCAGTCCGCATCTCGCCAAAAACCGTTAACCTCAAGGGGCCGCATGTGTACGCCTGCCTCGGTAGCTGGTCCAGCCTGTCCTTCCCATCCCGCAGCGCTGTCATCCCTGACGAGTCCTTCCAGTCGCGTGAAGTTGGCGTTACCCACCCGACAAATAAAGGAGCCGCCTGACCCAATGTCAGCCCGAAGCCGTTCCCATTCCCGTGGCTCGCTTTGCAGCGTTCCCGTCGCTCTATAAGTAGTTGCAGGTTTTTCGGCTCGAACTCGTTCGCCGCAGGAGTGGGCCACCCAATAAGCCCGCTCTCTGATGTGCGGTGCACCGATGCCCGCTGACGTAAAAGGCACAAGCCCGAAGGCGTAGTCCATTCCTTCCAGGTCTGCCTGTACAAGGTCGAACCATGTGTTTGCGTTACCTGCTGCAACCTGTTCGCCAAAGACATGCTGAGGTCTGCGCTCGCTGATGAGGTGGAAGAAGTGGGGCCAAAGGTGCCGCTCGTCAGCAAACCCATCTCCTTTGCCTGCCGCGCTGAAAGGCTGGCACGGGCAGGAGCCGGTCCAGACTGGTTTATCGTCAGGCCATCCGGCGAGCCGCAGGGAATGAGACCAGACGCCAATTCCGGCGAAGAAGTGGCACTGCGTAAATCCTCGCAGATCGTCAGGTGTGACATCTTCAATACTCCTTTCATCAACTTCGCCAGGTGCAATGTGACCGCTAGCGATCAAGTTACGCAGCCACTGAGCTGCATAGGGATCAATTTCGTTGTAATAAGCCGAGGATTTCATGCTGCACGCTCCTGGGATTTTCCCATTGGAACGGCAACTGCCGGTATAAGCTCAACAGCTGGTGATACTGACTGATTCCCCCAATGGTCCCAGCCAGGCGCACCGCAGCGGCTGAATAGTTCGATACGCGGAACATCGCCGTAAAGCTTTTCCAGGCGGAAACGCGCTTCTGCTGGCTTTTGACTGTGCTCCCCTAGTGGGCTGTAGATAACCTGCTTGATGCTGGCACATTGGCGTTCCAGTCCGTTCCCCCTGGTGGCGATCAGCATGTCTTCGGTATTGGCTCGGGTATAGTTGCCGCCGTTCATGCGGGTCTGCTCGTTTAGCAGGTCGAGGAAATCGTAAAAGTCCTCTACTCCACCAGCCTCAAGAGCTTTGTTGATGTGCTGCTCTGCCAGCTGGTTGAGCTTCACCCAGGTGAAGCCCTTCATCGTGCGGACCTTAAAGCCCCATACTTCAGCCAGTTCGATAGCCTCGCGGGTGTGCGTGCCGGTGAACCACATAGCCAGAACAGCATCATCGGCAGCAAGGTCCCAGACAGGAAGACGCTTCATGTCGATCAGCTTCATTGTGCCGTAGTGATTAGTAGCCGCGCCGTTGCTGACGGTGTTGCCGTATTCCCAAGCTGGGTCAGCGTAAATCAGTGAGTATTTCATCCTATCCTTCCCCTCAGATTTCTAAGGCCAGTTGTGGAGTAAAGCGGTCACGAACTGCGTCATATTTGAGAGCGCTGGCGCTGTTAAATGCCTCAATACGCTCAACGAGGACGGCAGCGCGAGTTTCTTTGCTGGCTGGCGCATAGGCTGATTTCTCCCATGCCTTATCAATACCGATATTGCGTGCGACGTTTGTGCTGTCAGCTGATGAAAGCGGTATGTGAGTAAAAATGTCCTTATTCAGCATGCGAAGACCATGGAGCTTGGTAATCGGATAGCCATTTGAATCGACTACGTGACGGATAAGGTCTCGCAATTTTGCCCGGCATGAGCGAGGACGCTTTGCATCGTATTCACCCATTGAACCAATGCAGACACGAGGAAACTCATGGCAGAGACGTATGAATCTCTCGTCAGGTTCGCTCATATGCCAGACAGGCGCACCGACGAATTTACCGTGCGGCCATTCAGCGATAAGCGTATCGTTCTCTTCGCTGGTGCCACCAATAACATCAGGGATAACTGCAAATGCGAAACGAGGGTGATTCATCCACGCCTTGACGAATTCGTAATAGTCGAACCAGTTAACAGGCTGGCCCTTATCCCAGAAGCTGAAGGCTCCGTTATCAAGCGCGAAAGATTGAGTTACCTCACTGGCAAGCTTAAGTTGTCCAGGGTTAGCAAAGCTGATGAACGCATGGCGACCTTTCCAGGCTTTGAGTGCGCACGTATCAGGCGTGATTGGTCCTCCGTGGAAGTGGATCATCAGACGTTCCTCGCTCTGCCAGCCAGACACCATCCATCACCGGTGGTTTTAACCCTCGGCGCCATGCTCAGGCAGCGCTTACGTTCTTTAAGAATTTTGGCTCGCATGGCTTCGTTCTTTGAGCGTTTGAATGCCTCCATCAGAACGGTAGCAGCGCGCAGATAAAGCCCCTTGTCAGATAACTCTTTAGCCTTGTCCATCATCGCAATGACAGCAGGATTTGGTACGCTTTCCTGTTTTTGCTCAGGCATCACTTCGGCTTTTTCTACCGGGTAGCGCGGGACAATAGGCCCAATTGGACCAACAGGTGCCTTTGCGTAGTAACGGAAGTTAGGACGCACACCTTTGCGCTCAGCGCGGTTAAGCATTACCAGGCGGCATACCGCACGCTGAACACTGTGCAATGCGTACTCCGGCAGTGCTGCAGCAATCTCTTTGTTCGTCAGTCCAGGATTGTTGGACACGAACAGCTGTATTGTTTTCAGAAAACTCATGAGTTCGCTCCTCTGAAACCCGCAGGGACTTTGCTGTAGTCAGTGTTCTGGAAGCTGGAACGGAACACGCCATCTTCTCGGGCCCACTCTCCGTTGACGCGAGGAGGACGCCCAGCTTTAGCCCAGCTTTTCGCTGACTTCAGATAGCCAGGGAATTTGGTAGGCTGGAAAAGCGTCTGTGGGCGCAGGTATGCGGACATCGTGAGGTCTTCGCTCCACTTGGCGTTGCAGTAGTCCACCACCAGCGATAACTCTTCAACGGTGTAACCTTCCCCGATTCGGGCACGAATGTTTTGCAGGGAGGTTGTTGAAACCTGATAACGCGAACTTGTCACCTGGTTCAGATGGGTTAAAACCTGTTTAGCCTGATCGGTGATTAACACATCACCGTCTGGTTGCGACGCAACCGGACAAATAGGGTTTTTAATATCTGTAGTATTCTCTGTTGTATTCTCTGTAAGAACATCAGTGCAATTTGACCTGATGAGAGCGGTTCGTTTTGACCCGATGGAGGGTTTCACTTTGACCTCTTCCATCGGTTCATTTTGACCTGATGGAAGAGTGCATTTTGAACTCTTCGATTTGGTCACTTTGACCTCATCTAAAAGTTCGCTTTCGTAGTTGATCGTGTAGTAGTTCGTCATGTCGCGCTGAGACTTGTTCAGTTGCTCAACTTTGAGCACGCCGAGGCTCTTCAGGCGGGTGAATGTGCGCTTCAGCGTAGACTCAGACCAGAACGGGAACTGCTCCAGCCACTGCTCGTTGGTGTTGTAAATCCAGCGCACGCCGTCACGCTCCAGTCCGGAGGTGGTTTCTTTAAGCCAGTAGTTAACCTGCTGCAACGCAATGGCCTCGTTCAGGCCAATGCTGTACGCAAGGTCAGGGTTTATCACTATCGGCCGGGATGGCATCAACAGGCTCATGGTCGTCCTTTAACTCTGTAAATTTACGCTGGAATTGTTCAAGAGGGCTGAAGCACTCATGATCGTACCCTTCGCGAAGGTATATAACGCGTCGAGTCTCGGGCTCCCATCTGATGACGCGGACCGGGACGCCGTAGTGGTCTTTGAATCGCCGGTTAACTTCAGCCATTCTTCACGCCCCTTCTCGTTCATCTGAGCAAAAGCCTCTACCATCGCGTTCTCAGGCTGGTAGTTGTTCTCACCAGGCTGGTCGTTTAATCTCTCCACATAGCCGAAGGGAGAGTCTTTTCCCACCAGTGGAAGGCATCTGAATTGCTTCGCTGGTCTCAATCGGTTTAAACTGTTCATGCGTTAGTTTCTCCACTGAATACGACACGCCAAGACGCCCGGAGCTGCACACTCGCGGGCGTCACTTTTTTTGGCTTTTCTTACGGCTAAACAGCGCGACAATCGCGCGGATTTCTTCTTCACGCGCAGCCAGGTGACGGCGGTGATGTTCGTGAATCTCTTCAGCTTCATGTGGTTCAATCACTCCATCTTCCAGGGCTTTCTGGATAATCTGATCAACCTGACCGCGTGCTGCTGCAGTTCTCATTGCTCGGGTAAACAGGTCTACGCGATCGAGGTCTTCCAGCTGAGGAACGTCCACCAGCAGCGCACCGCGACGACGAGCGAAGTAATCCGCCAGGAGAGACGTATTTGAAATGTCTTCCATTGCTTCCAGCTCGTTCACTTCGAAGAAGCGGCAGCCGTTCTTCTCGTACAGGTTGTTATTGAACTGAGTGATAGACATACCAAGAGCGCCAGCCATGGCCTCACGGCCACCGGGGTACGCTTTGCACATCGCTTTCACTACTTCTTTCAGGCTTGGCTCTACCATGTTGATTTTCCTTTTGTAGTTACTTTCAAGCAGCTGAATCTGTAGCCTTTTGATAAAGGCTCGCATCGTATTTAAGCTTTCCTTTCGTAATTCGTTCGATGACGAACGCTTGCTTTTGAGGGATCACTTCACCCCAGCGGCAAACTGCCGGGTGGGAAATCCCAAGAACACTTGCGGTTTTTGATACACCGCCGAAGTGCTCAATGACTTCTGATTTACGCATGGTTCCTCCTGGTTAACTTACGCCTTAAAGGTAACAAAAGGTACATCAAATAGCAAACAACAGTTACAAGGAATCAATGTAACATTGGTTACATGAAAACAGAGATGAAAGACCGAATAAGATCCCGTCGAGTTCAGCTCGACATAACGCAGCAGACGCTAGCTAAACGCTTGGGCGTCAGCCGTGTTTCCGTGACTAAATGGGAGAGCGGTACAACCAAGCCTGATGGTGAGAACCTCCACCAGCTGGCAATGGCGCTGCAGACAACTCCAGAATGGATTCTTTACGGTCAAGGTGAGGAAACTCAGGACGATACTAAAGTTGTTCCGTTCCTTAAGCCCCCGACGGCAGTCCCTATTATCTCCGCTGTTCAGGCTGGTATGTGGACTGATACTTATGCATGCTCAAGGCTTTCTGATGTGATTTCATGGACGCAAACCACTGCAAATGTTTCTGATGAAGTATTCGGATTGGTAGTTCGTGGCGAGTCTATGACCAACCCTCACGGTCTGCCATCAATCCCTGAAGGCTCAATCGTTATTGTTGAGCCTCATTATGGCCAACTGGATGACCTTTACGGAAAAATAGTTGTGGCGATACTTGATGGTTCAGCAGAGGCAACGGTTAAAAAGCTTGTTTGGGATAGCCCTTACGCATACTTAATGCCCCTCAATCCTTCATTTAAACCCATCCCAATAGACGGTAATTGCCGAATTGTTGGGAAAGTAGTTCAGATAACCCAGAACATTTAAGTTCTTCATTTCCAATGCCAGATATCCTTCTGGCATTTTTTTCGATCCTCTAGGTAACAAAAAGTACATTCGCCGCTTGACCATTAAAGTAACTAAAGGTACATTTAAATCACACCACGGGTACTTACAGTTACCTGCGCCGGTGTGGAAGTAAGCAGTTCGGCATATGGCACATGTGCCGCAGCGGTCCGGGGATTCCTTAGGCAGTATCCCGATCCAGCGGGTAGCCGGAATGTGCAAGCCAGTTGTGTACGACAGCCAGAGACGTTTCACCAGCGTGGCGATCAGGTGTGACACCTCGGAAGAGACGAGGCCATAACAGGTAAGAGCATTGATTAGTCGGCCTTAAAGGCTGCATGCCACGCTAATAGGTGCTCTTTCCGTTGTGGTGAAGTCACGCGGAGGAGATTGTGCGGATGCGGAGTTACGCACTCTCTTTAGAAGCGAAACGTGGCGCCCCGCCACCACAACCAAATCACGTTAGGACCGTGGTAAACCGTAGTAGCTGTACCAGATGCTGTGTGTAGTCTTGGCGGTCGGCAGTTGTGAATGTCATTAATGTCGACCGCCCCTTTTCACAACTGAAAGCGCGTTCAGCCGGTTCCTTGAGAGGCCGCAGTCGTTAAATCAACTCAGGGGAACGCGCTCCCAATTGTGGAGAAGCTAACTGGCGGTGGCAGCCGCCCGTTTCACTAAGTGCCCTGGTTGGGTGCTTACTAAAACGAAACCTCTTTATTTTTTGTCGCCATCCGGCGAGGGATTCGTGCAACAAAAAATCAGCGCTGTGCAGAGCGCTTATAACACGGAGAAACTATCCATGACGAACACACAGAACGTCACTGAGTTACAACCACGCATGACCAGAGAGCAGCTTATCGACGCAGCTCGTAAGGCCGCCCCTCTCCTCCCTGCAGCTTACGGCTGGATGGTTAAAGAACTGGCTACACGCCTGGACTATACCAGCGTCGCGCTGTGTGAAGCGATGGCGCAACGTAAGGAACTGGCTGAGCAGAACGCCACCCTTCGTGAAGATGTCGCCAGTTGGGCCAAAGAGTGCGACCGCATCGAAGAGCGCCACACCAAAACGCCTACCAACATGCATCTGCTGGAGGCTCAGCGAGAACTGCGTGAGCTCACTCCTGTTGTCATTTCCCTGAATAACGAGGTTGCTCTCTAATGGCTAACTCATTCAAGCAAATGACCAAGGCCGGTGTAATTAAGCGCACCGATACCGGGATGTTTATCGATCTTTCCGATATCCACGTTCGTGAAGGTTTCAACAAGCGTGAAGATGATGAACGCACCCGCCAGGCTGATGATGACCTGTTCAACTACCTGATGAACGGCGGATCAGTTCCACCGCTGGAAGTTATCGCTCGTGATGAAGGTGGAGTGTGGGTTGTTGAAGGTCACCGCCGTCGCCGCTGCTATGCGCGCTGTGCTGAAGCTGGTAAGCCAGTAGACCGTATTCACATCATGCCGTTCAACGGCAGCGATGTGCAGCGACTGGCGCGCATCATGACCAGTAACAACCAGCTGCCACTTTCCGATATGGAACAGGCTGCGGTTATTCAGGAGCTGCATAACGCCTTCAACCAGACCACCAGCGAGATCGCAAAACTGGTAAACAAGTCTGTTCCTACTGTCGAAAAGCTTCTGCTTCTTAGCACTGCTAACCACGACGTTCAGAAAGAAGTTAAGTCCGGGACCGTGTCTGTTGATGTTGCCGTTGACCGAGTAAAAGAGTTCGGCGAAAAGGCCGGTGAGGTTCTTCAGAAGGATAAAGCTTCCGCTGCCGCCAAGGGAAAAAAGAAAGTTACCCGAAGCGTTATAGCACCCGAAATTAGCGTTAAGAAAGCGCGTCGCCTTGTAGAGCTGATCAGCCTGGCTGGTATAAGCGACACAGGTGTTATCTCTCTCGAAGGATTGGTCCATGCAGAAGTCGTAGAAATTATCGACGAGCACAAAGCTATCGCAGCTCAACGCACTGGAGAGCAGAAATGAAATTAACTTTGAAAGAAATGAACGGTCTTCTTAATGGTAAATGCCTTCCTTCTGATCTGATTGTTGGCGAAACGCTTGCTGAATACCTGGTGCGTAAATTTGCTGAAGCGGATGCCAAATGTGCGGCTCTGGCTGCGGAGAATGCGGGGCTGAAATCTGCGCACCCTCAACCATTCGGACCTGTGATGATGAAGGCTTTGGATGCATACGAAAAGCATCAGGATGAAGTGCCTGAGACAGGCATGCTCGATGCATTCTTTATCCTGCGTGACAGCATCCGCGTTGATACGGCGGCGACCGACGCTTTCCTGGCTGAAGTGCGGGCCAGTGCTGTTGATGAAGCTTGCCTGAAAATTAGCAATGCAATTGTTAATTGCTATCAGGACGAACAAATTGGGCTTGATGAAGCAGCAACTATCTGCGGTGACTTCGCAGCCCAGATAAGAAAGGAGCGCAGAGAATGAAGAGATACTCTCCTCCTGATATCCACGAGCTGACATCATCGCTTGACTATGACCCATTAACAGGAAAGTTCACTTGGAAAAAGCAGCGCGCATCAAACTGCGTGATTGGCAAGGAAGCTGGATACATCACCGGTTATGGATATAGGCAGATATGTTTCAACGGCAAGCCATACAGAGCGCATCGTCTTGCTTGGTTTATTACCTACGGAACTTGGCCAGACCTGATTGACCATATTGATATGGATAGGGCAAACAACGCAATTTCCAATCTTCGCGAGGCTACCACTTCCGAAAACTCGCGAAATCAATCAATAAAAAGAAGAAATTCATCCGGCGTTCCATGCGTTTACTGGCACAGCACCAGAAATAGATGGGTCGTAAAGGTGACGCGTGAAGGAAAGGAATACTACGGCGGGGCATTTACTAATTTTGATGATGCCAAGCTGACATCAGAAAGGCTACGCAAAGAATTACATGGTGAATTTTATCGTGATGTCTCACGCAAAGGAGTGCAGTCATGAGCAAAATCGGAAAACCAACATACGAAGAACTCGAACGCCGTTTCCAGTCTTATTGCAAGCATGATGGCGGCCGCATGTTTAACGGTGAATCAGACGCAATTTGCGCTATATGCGGGTGGGATACAACCAAATGCCAGCACCGTAAAGCCGATGGCTGGGATAAATACTGCCGTGAGTGCGGCGAACTGCTGAAACCGGAGGCCGCCCAATGAGCAGCATCGACAAACAGGCGTGTGATATGGAGCGTGAATATTTCATTCTGAGCACCGCACACACACAGCGCGGTGACCCGTATATCACGCTGTGGGCAGCGGATGATAGCGGCTACCGGTGTCGATGCCACACGGCAGGGCGTTATGCTGAAAGCCATGTGCTATCCAACCTCGGCTACTACAACAACGGCGCTCAGACAGTGGCTGTTCCGTGCGACGTCGCAGAGCCATTATCTTACTCGGTAGCAAAAGGCTTCTTTGACGATAACGATGGGCGCTGGCTTCGCAATAACGCAGCGACCTGGAAAGAACTTCTGAAACATGTCATTGCCGCGCCTAAGCACATTCCGGCACCAGAATATCGCGGAGCACCGCGCAAGGTTGAGGACTAACCCATGAGCACTATTACCAGAGAGCAGTTACGCGAACGTGCGCGCGAAAAGGTTAAGAGTCTGGAGTTTTCCATCACGCAGACCGCTTTCGCTGATTCACGCGCAGAGCTTGAAGAAGAACTGGAGCTGGCGCGTATCGCGCTGGCATCGCTCGAAGCCAAGCCCGTGGCTGCTACTTACGTTATAAACGGTGTTATTGAGGCTGATGATTTCGCATCGTATTGCGGGCATCCAAAATTTCAGGATGGACCTATAGAACTTTATGCCAACCCGCCAGCGCCGGTATCTGTGCCTGATTTGAAGCCTGTTGGATTTTTGTTTGTGTCCGACGATGGCGCAGTTGCTTATTCTCCGGCTGACTGGCCAATGGAGGGGTTTAATCTCATCGGTCAGATTTACGGTGATGTGAACGCCTGCCGCGCCGCCATGCTTCAGGGTGCCGATGGCAACTCTCCGGCTGTTCCTGAATGGCATGCTGAAGCCGAGAAGATGGCTGAGCTCCACGGCATCAGCTTCGTTGTATTCCGACATGGAGAGTCTCCGAAGTGTGCTGACCCGTCAAAAGTGATTATTTCATTCACTGATGAAGGTCTTGGGCATGGTTCAGCAGCACCGCAGCAGGAGGTGAAGCCGTGAGTAAGCACATCATCAAATATGACCATCATGACGGCGTAAAACTTTCGAAACATGAAACAGAAACATGGTGCGGACATGCGCCACAATTTTCAGACTGGCTGTTTCAGGATGCTCAGCATGCACTCTTGAGCATTGAGCAAGGATCATTGCAGGTGCCGTGCAAGAAGTGTCTGGCTGCAATCATCAAAGCGGCGCAGGAGGTGAAGTGATGCCTAACCCATTCGACGCGGTAATGTTCGTGCTGCTGGTCATCGGTGCACTTCAGGGCATGGGGTGGCTGCCATGGTGAGCAAACTCAAAGAACGTCGCCTGCGCCGCCTTAAAGCCGACGTGAACTGGTGGCGCGAGGAAGCAGAGGATTGCCGCTCACGCCTGCTGGAACTGGCCGGTGAAATCGACAGGCTCAAAAAGCTGGTTATTCGCGTGCCTATGCCGGTTCTCATGCCAAAGGAAATGGTCCACCAGCTCTATTACACCGAAACAAAAAGATGTCGTACCTGCAATGATGGGCTCCGTGGTGGTTGTTCATCATGCATTTTCTATAAAAGATAGCCGGGTGCAGCCGGTTAAGTGGAGAACAGCCATGGCCAAGTTGATGAAAGCGAGTCTGTGGGGAAAGCGAGAGTTTGAACCAGGCTCAGTTCCAGATAACAGAACTATCCGACGCTGGATTGAAAACGGTAAGCTTCAGGGCCGTATCGTAGATGGTACGATCCTTGTTAGCTCCTCAGAGAAATGGGGCGTTGACTCAATGATCAGTGAAAGAGTTCGTCAGTTAATTCAAGAGGATTAACATGGCCGCAAGACCACGTAAAAGGGAGAACCGCAATCTCCCTGATTTCCTGCTTTTTGATAAAGCTACCGGGCAATATCGTTTTACGCTTATAACCGGTAAGCGTAAAAGCATTGGAACTGATCGCGTAATGGCAATCGCCATTGCCAAAGAATATAACCTCAGAATGAGACCTGAAACGGTGCCGTCAGTAGAAAGCTTGATTAGAGACTCGGGCGGAATAAATGGCGAAGCTCAACCATTCAGTGACCATGTTGATCGAATTATGGCGCGCGCCGTTGCCGATGAAAAACCATCACCAAGCACCCTGGATGATTGGAATAATGACGTGCTCAGGGTAAAGGAATTTTTTACCGACATCCCGGCTTGTGACATTGAGCTTGAGCACGTGAACCAATTTATTAATCGGTACCATGCTGATGCATCCGCTAACGTTCAAAACAGAAAGGTAAGCTTTCTCAAAAAACTTTTCTCTTATGCAGTTGATGAATCATTAATGATGGATAACCCGGCAGCGCGTAAAAAAATGCGTCGTGTCGAAGAGAAGAAACGTAAACGTCTTCCTTTAGATATCTTCATTACCATGAGAAACGCAGCTAACCCATGGTTAAGAACAGCAATGGATTTAGCGCTGCAAACAACACACGCGCGGCTCGAAGTTTCGAGAATAAAATATTCGATAAGGGAACCGAAAAACGGTGTTTGTGGATGTGTGTGGCTGGACGAACCTGAAAACGGAATTTACGGTACTTTGTACATCCATCGCCAGAAGGTTCAAAAGAAAGAGGCATCACACGTAGCGATCCCAATTGGAGGGGAGCTGAAGAGGATTATTGACGATAGCCGGGATAGTGTTGCCAGCCCGTATGTCGTACACCGAATACCTGAACGAAATAACAAACGTAGTAAAGAGGTTTCACACCCTACTCAGGTAGCACCTGATTACCTTAGCCGTTCGTTCTCTGCATTACGTGACAAGCTGGGATTATGTGATCATCTTCCGTTGGATGAGCGGCCAACATTTCACGAGATAAGGGCACTGGCAGCGCATTTGTTTGATAGTCAGGGTATCGATCCTCAAGGGAGAATGGCCCATAGTGACGCCAAATCAACGAAGATTTATACCAGTAATCATATCGACTGGGTTATGGTCCCACACGGTGAGATCAAGGCAGGCTAG